AATGTAAACGAGGCAAAGCCGAAGACAATAATGAGCACTGAAATGATGTTCAAACTTGCAGTTACTTTAGCCATTCTTTCAACGCCTCCGCCGCGTTATCTTTGAAGACAGCTACAGCTGTTACTACCGCCGAAACCCACAAGAGGGCTTGCCCGAATTTCAGAACCATCATTCGCCCTGCTTTTAGGTCTGCCCAAGCTGTTATCATCTCGTCCACTTTCGAGGCTCGAGACCCCCCACTAGGCAAGTCACTATGCCAATAGTCACTCTGCTCTTTGATTGCCTTTGAGGTTTCTTTCAGCTCGGCTATGTCGTCAGCCATTCGCTTGATTGTTTCTTCATCCAACATAAGCCCTACTGCCTTCGTTGCTTACAGTTTCAGTCTTTTTTCGGGGCCGCCATCCCCACTTTGTCTTCGAGCCATGTCTGTAACAACTTCGCCTTTCTTACTTCAGAAAAAGGAATTTTAACTGTCGACAACAAAATCAGCGCATAAGCTGCCATTTGTTGTTCAGTCAATTCCTTTGTTTGGTTGATGATTACAGTTTTTTGTTTCATAGTTTTCTCCTTAAGTAGCGTCCGCCCCGAGTTTCCCCCGGAAAGCGTTAGCTGTTGCTGCGGGTCCAGTCAACTCAACGTCCGGCGTAGCTGTAGGCTCAACACCGTTGGTGATATGAGTGTTGTACCAAATCTTGGCATAGTCACACTCGCCAACCCACTGGAAGCCGCCAGTGTTGGTGCGCGCGAGAAGCAGGACTTGGCGGTTGGTGGCAAACGTCCCGGTATTGGCTGCCAGCGCTTTCTGCTCGTTAACCCCGTCTACCCAGATATCGATGGTCTGCGCGACGAGATCGATGGAGCAGATAATCGTGGAGATTACATCTGTCGGGATTGAGAGCGTGCTGAAGGAAGCTGCGCTAAGGAGGGTTGCTCCGGCGCTGTCCTTGATGGTTGCTCTGGGTACGCCAGTGCCGCTGGTCCGGTGAATGTCCATGTGAGTTGCGCTGAAAGTAACCATGGCTTGGTTACCACCGTCGGGCGAGAACACCTTGCCCTTGAAGGCCCACGTGATCTGACCTGTTGTCTGACCCTCCGTGGAGGTGTTCCCGAGTTCGTAGCGAGGCCCAGCAACAGCCGTCGTAAAGGATGGCGGTGCCGGGTACGGGTTTGTCAGTGCCGCTGCGGTCCGGGCCTTGGGCGACAAGCCGTTGATCCGGGGCTGGCCCACATCGACAATGGGCAGGTTGAGCCAGAAGCTATCGATGTAATCGTCGGGGTACTGGACAAAGCCGCCGTACTGGCCCTGCATGTTGTCGATGATAGTGGTGTAGTCAAACACGCCGGAGTTCGGGAAGACCCGAATAACGTCTTCACCAGACGGCCCTGCCCCCTCAGCAATAACCACATTTTCAGCGGGCAGATTGTTGATTGCCATGCCCATAACTTCTGTCCGGTGTGGTAGAGGATTGCCCAGATTGTCTACAGTCGGAATTGCTGGGAGTCCAGCAAGGCGGCGCTCGGTGGTCATGTCGTACCCCAAGATACCAAAGTCAGCATAAGCGCCTGCCGGTTCCCAAGAGGCATAGTTGAAAGACACGTCCGGAAGACTCAAACTGCCAAGAGACTGCAGGGCAGAGATCGCATAGTAGCTGCCAAGCTTCTGCGAGCCAAGGTCGTCCATCTCTGATTTGTGGCTGAAATCCCCCCACCATTTCGTGCCGGTAGGCTGGCCCGTTGCCGTCACAAAGTGCTCGAAGCCGGGGTATGGCAGGATGAACGTGAAGTTCGGATTGTCCGGCAACTCCCGGAGCGCGTCCATATAGGCCTCGAACGTCAGGTTGTTCGCGCCGGTGTAGTCGAAGGTCTGCTTCTGCTCATATTGCCAGTTGGCGTCCGAGTTACCTACAGAAGGAAGCGCGTTGTTCAGGTTGTTGGCTACGAGGGACCGCCACGCATGAACGTCGTTCTCGTCGTTGGTAGCGTGCTCGCCTACCTTGTAGGCCTTCGAGTTGTCCCAAGCAGCCACACTGGATCCCTTGCCACGACCATGCGGGCCGATCAGAGCGAAACGGCTGTAGTCCCAATCGTAGAACTCGGTACCCCAATCAGCATCACCGGGGATAGTGCCCAGCTTGTTGTCCAACGCATGGGTGCTGAAGATGACGGTGCCCTGTGGAACTGGCGTGCCATTAATGTCCCGACCCGTCATAACTTGCATGAAGATGTCCGGGTTTGCAGTACTGGCATTCCACTCAAACCACGCGGCAAAGACTAGGCCGACACTCTGGCCGTCCTGCGTCGCCCGATTGTGCAGTGCTTGCTCGTCGCTGAAGAAACGGCTGCCTGCGTTATTGACCATATCAGACGGACTCGTGCCGGGGTCTGTATGTGCCAACAGGGCAAGCTTCTCGCCGGGGCGTACTGCGTGGAAGGTATTAGCAAAAGCTACCGAGGAGGCAGAAAGTGGCGACGCGTCGGTAAGCAGCGTGCGTGTGGCACCTCCACCCGGACGACTGACGGTAAAGATTTGTACGCTGTTCGGATAGGCTACAGGTTCAGCAGCAGGACCGGGAAAGCCTGTGCTGAACGTGCGATGGCCATTGGACTGCTCGTAGAACGCCCAGATGTGGCCGGATCCAAAGGAATAAGCTGAGGTAACAAACAATCCTGCACCATATGCAATGTCGATCACCAGCCAAGATGTTGATCGTTTTACCCCTGTAAGATTGAAAGTTTGAGAACCTGTTCCCGAAGACGTTCCGATTTGAGTCCAATCTTTGTGCAGAGAACCTCCAGTTGTACGTACACGCGCGTAGATAGGTTTCGCGGTTTCTGAGGGAGTCAGTGTAATTGGGATCGTCGCACTGTTTGCCCCACGAGCTGCGTCACTGTCAAAGATTACGTTATCTTCGCTAAACAGATTTCCAGCATTCGCCAAGGTTACAGTCGTGGGCCCGTCAACCGGGGTAGGCAAACTACCCCCGTCACGACCAGTTAGGTTAGGTGTAAGTTTAAGATAAAGGCTCATGATGTTACCGGCTCATAGATGCTTTGACATGGAAGGTTAGATCGGCTGCCCCAACTGCGCTGTCGATTTCAATGTCGAAGTTTCGACCGCTCCGATTTGAAATTCGATACTGACGGAACACGCCTGCCCCGCCACCTTCTTGAGCAATACTCAGATTATGAATATCCCCCAGCAAGGCTGTGTTAACTGTAACCGAGGTATCCCCCATCGGGAGGGTTACAATCTGTGCCCACTCCGATGAGATTGTTCCTGCGATTTTATCAACGTGGCAGTTCTGAACCTGGGTCAGGCTGACATCACGTCCAGCAAAGACGGGCATCGAAGCGGTGGGAACAGTATCTTCTACATTAAATCCATCCTCGAACAGCAGGCCAGAAACCGTTGTGCTGCGTACGGTATCAAACAGCACTCCGGCAAAGACCCCTGCGTAAGGACCGCTGCCGCCAGTTCGATCCGCGCATTCCCGCATCACCCCGCCGTTGATAGTTACACCTGCTAGGTTTTTCAGGGTAACATGAATGTTATTGGACCGATAGTAGTTTCCTGTCAGAGTAACACTTGCAAAAGTCGTAGACCCACTGACAGCTTGTGTTCCGTCAATCAGGATGCCCTGAATGTTCAGGTCAAAGTAATTCCCGATGAACCGGTCATTCAGTTGAGGTACGCCACTCACAAACCAGTCAGGGTCATACTCAACACTCAGGCCAACATCCGCATGATCGAAGTGGTTACCTACCCAAACGTTGCCCCCGGAAACCAGCGTTCGGTTGATCCGGTTATTGGTGAAGTAGTTATAGGAGAAATAACTATCCGAGGTCTCATTGAAGAACCCCGTATCGCAATAACTCACATTACAGTTTTGCACCCAGTTGACCCAGGCATATCCGCCCGGCAATGCTGCATGGTTGGTGTTTAGCAGGTGCAGACCAACACCCGTGCAATAGGTGATGTTGCAATTTTCCACGCGGATCTGACGACCCCGGATCGCCACACCAGTCCCGACTGTAAAGCCGCCGCCAGAGTTCCCGTGGATCGTCAGATTCCGCAAGGTGAAGTTTTGACCTGCATCTGTAGCAGGGTTGTTCTGCGCGAGAAGATAAGTAAGGTTTGCTCCGGCTTTGATCGTCGACCCACCCTCATTGGTGTTGCCCGGCGACGTAGCACCTTCCCCTTCGATCGTAATCCCCGAGCGCATGATGATTTGGTTTTGTACGAAGTACGGGGATTTGCAAAGGTGAACCACACCTCCGCCAAGGGTTGTGTTAAGGAACGAAATGGCGCGGTTGATATAAGGCGAGCAATCAAAGGCTACATCATATGTCAGGTCACCAAAGTGTTCCGGGCGAAGGGAACCTACCGGCATCCAGCCTGATGGCAGACCGAAGACTGAGGTGGCCGCATGTGCCCGAAATTGAACCACCATATCGCCGGAAATCACTGTTGCCAGATAGCCATCCGCAACAGTGTTGCTTGCCGCCCAGGTATTGAAATCTCCCCAGCTTGCAAACGGTGAGAGATAATTCTCTGGCGACTCGGCCATTTTGATCCAGGTGCCAGTGTCATCTTTACCGTACAGGCCTGTCGGAGCGACGGTTTTATACCAGAGATTTCCTGACGAGGGGGCTGTATCGTTGAAGACAAGCAACGCCTCGAGGGTGACCAACTCTTGCAGCGGCCGCAAAGTGGGCTGACCATCCGTGTCGATATAGATCATCTTGTCCGCCCGGGCAGGCGAACTCATCGCATTGATTGCAGTCTCTGCAACCCCCAGCCGGAACGTTTGATTAAGTTCCGTTTGCTGCTGGATTTGCATTTGGACAATCTTGTCCAGCGCCTCTTCCAGGGTTTCCGGAAAGAACCCACCTTGGTTGGAGATGCTGAGTAATTGCTGCAGGGGCACCACGCGGTTCACGATCAGCTTATGTGTCGCCGCGAGGGGAGAGCCGGAGATCGGGTATTGCACCTCAATCGCATCATCGGTATTGATGTTGGTGAGGGTATAGTCAGTATCCAAAACCAACGAGGTGAGAACCCCGGTAGCGATCTCTTCCGTCGATACCTGAATGTGGGAAGACTGAAAAGCCTTGAACCCAGCAGCAAAGTTTGTGGCAGCCCCATCGCCAATGAAGATGGCTTTCGAGACCTGTGATTCTACAGTCATTCTGGAACTCCTACGAAGTCTTTCGATAGATTTTCTACCCCGTCGAAGAGCCAGTTGAGGTAGAAGATGTTTTGATACGGGGTGATTTTTCGCACAGACTGAATTGCCCGGTCTGGTTTATCCGGGATTGCGGTCAGTATGTCCAACCCTCGAGTAAGCGCCCCAGCTGACGGTCCAAGTGCAGCGTCCAACAGCCCTCGTCCGGTTTGAGAATAGGCAGCCGACCGAGAAGATTTATTCGCCCCAAGAGTTGCAACTGGTTCAAGGGCCGGGATACGCTCAGCAAACTTTTGCGCCTCTGCCAGAACCCCGAGAAGACCTGACCGAGTGATAGCTTCTAGTGCCCACTTATTCGGCTCAGCATTTTGCATTTCAGACCGCAGTTTTCCGCCTTTGATATTAGCCCAAAGGTAATACGAAATGGTACCTAGTGCAAGAGTGGTCATGGCCCCTATACCTACAGGGGCGATTTTTCCAAGCCGGGCTTCTTGGGCTGCCGCGATCATAATCTTCTGAGTTGACGAGAACATGAAGGATCGGAACTGGCCTATAATTCGCCCCCAAATAGTTTCGTCCATCCAGAGGGGACGTTCAAGCCCTGGGGTAACAACAACACTATTTGCCATTCGAGAGATTGCCGCACGATATACACGGACAGCATGTGGATTTTTCCATTCCTGAGTATTAGGGACAAGCACACCATCGAAATTATTTGCGCCTCCGGGGGATTGCAACTCACGCCAAATAGCTTCGGCTGCATCCGCATCAATTGAGTTAGCTACCATAAAGGCATCTTCCGCCTTGCTAAGCTTTCCTCCTGTTGCGATAGTTTCCAGGTTACTAATAATCCGCATCATGGTAATGTTGGAAGCCATAGATTTCAGGCCGACTGTATAATAGTCGAACAGGGCCACCTTGCCCATGTTATTGGCCGCCCACTGAAGGCCGCGCTCAGCCTTTGTACCATACTCCATTTCATCCATGATCTCAGCTAGGGCTGCTGAACGTCCGCCAAGGCTGAGGTCAATCCCTACTCCAGCATAACGGATTTCTTTAACCGTAGCAGCCATCTTTCCCTCACCTTTCAGCAACCCTTTCAGGTCAGTGACAAAGGGGAGGAACCCATGCTTGAAGGTATTCAATAGTCCGTTCCGCATGACGACTGTACCGATTTCAGGGAGGGAGGAAATAACCACCCCGCCCATCAGCCGAAGCGTGTTCAGGTTGAGGAGGGCTTTACCGGCGCGGAATGCTGGATTGTTCGGATCATCGGGCATTCCCCGCATATGACGGAGCCTCGCCACTTGCGCAGATAGCTTGTCCTTGAGAACATCGGCTTCCCGTTGAATCTCCGCAACCTTCTTTTCCTTCGCCTCCGGAGTGAGTTCCGCATCATCCATCACCGCTTGTTTAGCTGCCTTGACGTCTTTGTTGATCCGAGTTGCAAAGTCGGAACCGTCGGCTAGGAAGTTGATTTTCCCAAACCGGCGATAAAGTTCTACGTCAGCCCCCATAGTGCGGAGGTATCGGCGAGTAACTTTTTCGACATCACGCTCCAAGAACTCTTGATAAGAGCGGTTTCCGTTCGAGGTCTTCCAAATCTTGAACGGATCAATGTTGAGGGTACGAGCAAGTGCAGGCCCCCGCTCAGCAATTTCAGAAATGTCACTGACAAATCCATTGTTGCTCAGCATCTTTTGCAGGAGAATTTCAGAGATCTCAGCGGCGGATCGAGCCACATCAACATTCCCCGCATCATCCAACTTCGCGCCGAATTTTTCCATCATGTACTGAGGGGCGTCGCCGCGAAGGGTAGCCGCCTCAGTGCGAAGTTGACCAATCCGCTCACCAACATTTTTTGGGTCAAGCCCCTCAGCCTGGGTTTTGAGTTTCTCGATCCGAACACTGCGCTTGTGGTTGAGAGTGCGAGTACGGGCTTTCAGTTCATCCAAAGCATCGGTGAGGTCTGCAATCTTATCCGCCCGATTGCCCTCATCGGATAGATTTTCCAGCTTATCTGTCAGCGTCTCCGCCCGAGCATACCGACGGTTTTGCATGTCCTCAGCTTTGCTAAGCTTTTCCGTCGGGACAGTATCATCGTCGACCAACTGCCGAAACTCTGGGTCACGTTCCAGCATCTTGTCAATACGGGCCTGGGCACGATCGATGACCTTGAAGTCTTCTTCCAGGCGAGAAACAAGTTTGGCGATCTCAGCATCGGTTGCAGCTTCGACACCTGAAAGTTTCTCAAGCAACCTTCCACCACGACGGATAGCAGACTCGAGGGTCTTGTCCATCATAGCTTCGATCTTTTCGATCTGTTCGAGTTTCTTGAGTTGCTTTTGCTCTAGCCCTGCACGGGTTTTGTCTAGCAGTCCAAAGGTCCGACGAAGATTTGCGCGCTCTTTGTTATAGGCTTTGAGGCGGTCCTTGTTCGCTTTCTCAAACGCAGCCCGCTGCTGGCGGGGAACACGTGCAAGTTCCAATCGTTCTTTATATGGCAAGTCACTCGCCATGATGCGTTTGACATCCCCTTGAAGACGGGCAATCTCCTCCAACAGGTCTTGTACATCAGGATGCCGGGAGGGCAAAGTTGCCATATTTGCCTCAAGGCTCGCCCGCATCTGAGCCGCACCATCCTCGTCCAGGTCCAAAATGTCGGCAATAGTTTCAAGATTGCTTGCCTTAGCATCGACACGAGTCATGTGTCGGTCAGTTGCTTCTGTTAGAACTTCTGTGAAATGCTGCGTGAAGATTTCAAGGAGATCAGATTCTTCGGCGCGGGCCAGGCCTTTGCGGATCATGCGCGGAAAGTATGTCGTGGCTTGATCAATGGTCAGGTCTGCAAAACCCTCCATCCCGGCCGCTTGAGCTTCGCGCAGCATAGGAAGGTAAACCTCATTGCGGTAAATCGAAGCAATCTGATTTACCTCGTCAACCGTGCTGGGCTGACCGGCCAACACGTCCCCTACAGCTTCATAGAATTCCTTCTCGGTCATCCGCTCAACTTTGGGGTTGTCACGTTTGTACTTCGCCCAGACCGCCTCTTCCTTAACCCGAGCCTGGTGGTATTTGGCAAAGTGTTGCTCAATTAGCTCAGAAATCTCACCACCCTCAGTCGGGGCAACACCACGAGTAGAACCTTCGAGATACATACCGCCAGTGGAAAGCTGAGATTGAACCCAACGGGCTGTCGGACTAATTGTGTTGTTGAGGACATAGTTGACCGGGCCGAGTTTACGAACTCGATCAACGCCAACGTTGAGGGTTTGGCCGACATCAGGGGTAGTTGTGGAGACAACTTGCGCGCCAGCAGGTTCGAATGCGGCGGGCGGTGCATAAGGCTGTATGGCTCCGTTCGTTTGGGGATCGACCATATCAACTTCAAATTTCTGAACCGCTTCAGGTGTGAGATATTTCACCGCACCGCCCAGCAACCCAGCCAAGACTGCCCCGGAACCAATATTGAGTGCGGCCTCAGCACCGGTCCGAAGTTCCTGATTGGACCAAAGCACAGTCTCATCTAGACCGACGCCGATTGCACCCCAGGTGAATGCGGACTTTGCAGCCTGTACTCCGGTCTTGGCAAGTTTAATCTGCCCTCCAGGAAGAAGAATAGTCGGGGAGACTAGCCCTGCAAGCATTGCAGCTCCAAAGCCTAGCATCCCGTTCGATTCAAGCACTTGGCGGTCCAAAGACTCTTGTTGAACTTTCCGCTCCATATCATCCCACTGCTGAGTGGAGCGGATACCATAGAAAGCCTCCGGCGCAAGTTGAAAGACCGGAGATTTTTTCATCCGGTCCTGCCAATCAAAGCCTTCTTCCGGCTCATACATCGGTGTGGTGAGCAGGTGGCGCCCGTTGCTCAGGACGTTTTCAGTTCGCCAGGCAGCCCCCATAACTGAAGGCCGTTCTTCAAAGCGGGGGTTGCTAGGACGGGAGTCTTGTCCCAGAGGGTCGAGATTAGTGTCGTGTACACTCGGATCAAAGTCACGGGTTGGCATTCTCGAGCGCCTCCAATTCGGCTTCTTTCTCGTCGATCATTTTCCAGAGCTGATCATTCTCTTCGCGAGAGAGGTTACCTTGCAACAGTTCTTGCCGCAGCTTGGTGATCTCCCGATCGAGGGCAGTCATAAGGTCGGCCTGAACATGGAAGTCAAATTGTGCTGCGTTCATGTCCGAGGTGTATTCAGGGAAGAACCGGATAGGAACGTTCACGCGGTCTTCGTGCACCAGGGGAGTCCAGATTTCCAGCTCTTGATCCTTGTACCAAATTTGATACGCAGGGTCCACGCCAGAGTTAACCTCAGCCTCTGTTTGCGCGTCAGTGACAAAACGGAACTCAGCGTCTTTTGGAATGTTCAGTTCTTCGCGTGCTTGCTGTACAATGTACTCATGAGTGCCCGCAAACGGGGGGTAGTATTTTTCCGGGGGACGACGGATCAGGTAAGGCTTTTTAGCCCCTACACTAGTTTCACCATACCGTTCCGCCAGCCGGGTGATTGCACGGTCATAAGCTTTTTTCGGGCTGGACGGATCTCGTAGAAGTTCTTGCTCGAACAACACATTGGCCTCAGTTTGAAGCACTCGGTTTGTCCGAGGGTCGTTCACTTCATACTTGAGCCCCATCTCTTTTGCGATACCGCCGGGAGCCAGCTTGGTCGGGTTATCCCGGAAGAAGGCCTTCATAGTGTTTTGCGCGGTTTCCAGGCCAATGCTAGCCACACCCTGATCGGTCATCAACAGACGTTGGTTGATTTGTTCAGGGGTAAGAACGCCTCGCGCCTGTTCCCAATAGATCATATCCCCACTGAGATCGGCGTTGTTGGGAACTTTGTTCCACGCAACAGGGGATGTCATTTTGAGTTTGTGCAGAGTTTCCATCGCAAAGGTCTGCACGGCAGGGTCAACTGACATGGCTTGGTTGCCCAACTCTGTCACAACGTTGGCCGGCACATAGCCCATCTGGTTGATAGTCGGAACGATAAAGCTGTCAACCGCTTCTACATCTTGGAGTTGGAGCGACGGGACGAACCGACTTTCCGAAACCATCTCAGCCAGATCATTGTCTTCCGGGCGATGAATATAACTCGGGCTTCCCACACGAGTAATGTAATCCGCCATCTGTATATCAGCTTGGTACTTCTGTTCATAGGCGCCCTCCACACGTGCACGATCCTGCGCTGAAGGATTGAGTAGGTCCAGGGATTCTTCAACGGCAGTTCTCGAGCTAATCTCGCCCAACGAAATTTGCGCGAGCAATTCATTGACCGCAGCGGTCTGAGCGGCTGACGTGGCTTCGGCCCGTTGAACCCGCTGCAAAGCAAGCTGTTGTTGAGTGTCAATATTCATCGAAACCCGAGTTTCATACGGCACGTTTTTGAACCGCTCGTCAGTGATGAGGGAACTGGCAGTGCCCGTCGAATTGCGGATTTGCTGATAGAAATCTTTCGCAGAGACATTCTGTAAGGCTTCCCAAGTCAGAGATGCGCCTTCAATTCCACCCAGGATACGGCGGATTTTGTCGATCGTGACAGCGTTGCCGGTTGCCAGGTCATCTTCCAGGTTGTTGCCGGTAGCCTCGTAATAGCGTTGCTTGGCCAGCCAAATAGCGGCCCGGTCTTGAGACTCGGGGGAAAAGTCTGTAAGGCCGAGGGCCTCTTTTGCCTCCATCCAGGTATCATAGATGAACTGATACCGGCCAGCTGCGGTTGACCAATTCCCGTCCCCAATAGGAATTTTCACATTCGGGTGTTTAGAATAGTCATCAAAGGTCGAGCCGCCGTGGATCACATTGTAGCGGCCAGAACTTTCCGGCCCGGCAATCGCGTTAAGCAATCCGCGCATCGGACCGCTAACCCCAGCTGCAACGATGTCTTTTCCGTCAGCTTCTTGGCCGGTTACCCCGGTTGAATACTCAGAATTTTCCAACTCGTGTTGGAGTTCGACACCAAGTTGGGCTGTGGAGATCGTAGCCAAAGCCTTCCCTGTCAGTTGCTCTTTCTGCAACTCATTCAGAGGGGCATTGTTCAGGAACAATTCCATTTCATAAGCCCAGTATTCCATGGACTGTTCGCCGGTCGCAATCTCTTCAGCTGCCTGTGCAACGATGTTATCGTAGTCTTCAATATATGCGGTTTGTTGAGCTTCAATTTCAACCGGCAAAGCTGACAGAACCAGATTGCTTTCAAGTTCATCCAACCGGGGCTGGAACTCAATCCGAATTTCTGCAGGGATTGTGCGGCGAATTTCATCAACCCGCTTCTTCGCCATTTCCTCTACAGCATCGGTATAGCCCACACCACCTCGCGGCATGGTCTTACGCATTTCAGCCGTTTCCATTTTCAGATCACGCTCAGCTTTGATCATCAAGGATTGGGCATTTGCACGGGCGAACTTATCCTGTTGGGCTTGGAACTCATCCCGTACTTGCGCTTTGTATTCGCCTGAGTTTGCAAAGCTATTTGCGGCTTGACTGAGGGCATTGCCCATTCCGTCGAGTGCACGAGACTGCGCATCAGAAACAGGGATAGCCCGACCGGGAGTTGCGGCACCGGGCAGGCGTTTGAAGGATTTACCGATTGAACCAATAGTAGCCATCAGTTTTGTGCCCCCATTTTCCGAAGGTTCAGGTTGTTGACTTCACTCGCCCCTGAAACCAAAGTCGACGCAAGTTGCAACGGCAAAGCATCCCGCACAATGTTAGAGTTCATCTTAGCCCCGCTGGCCTGGATTTCCTCGTTGACAGCTTTCCGGCGAAGTTCAACTGCATTCATCTTGATCTGCCGAGCAGTTTGAGCGGCATCATCGATCATCCGTTCCTGATCTCGGCGCGCCAAGTTACGAGCAATCTTGCGGGCACGACGGAATGAGGTCGAAGAAAGGTCGAAGCCAGAAGCAGCCTGTGCTACTCGTTGCGCGCCCATTTGGGCTCGAGCTGCAAAGCCTTGGTCAAGCGCGTTCACCTGACCGACAAAGTGAGCACGGTCAGCCTCTTTGTCTGCCAGCTCTGCATCTTCCCGATACATCGCAGCATTTTGCAAACTAATCTGGCGTTGGAACTTCAGCCGCGCGCGTTCATTTCGACTGGCGGAGATATTCCCCAGCCCCTTGAAAATTGTGGACGCAGCGGCTGATGCAAATGCCATCGTGAACGGATCAGCCATTAGTTGTCCTCCGAGCTGAAGTTAATGAAGAGGTTTTGAACGGATGCGTGCAGGGGCTGGTTTTTGATGACCGTGACAGAACTGTTGTAGTCCCATCCCCCGCGAAGGGTTACAAGTTTGACACCCTCTTGCAGTCGTGTAGGTTCGCCGTAGTTTTCCGAGGAACGCTCTTTCAGGGGGTATTCATTACCGCCTGTGACCTTAGCGCTGAGCCCTCGGGCTTTGTAAAGGCGAAGGCCAATTGAGTCAATGTTGGTGTGTTCATCCTGAACCAGGCCTTCGCCTGATATCAAAGGCAAGGTCTGCAAAGTTGCATCATACCGCAAACCAACTGTGATCCGGGACGCCAAGGCGCCTGGGGGTAGGGAGACGGCTCCCCCGGCAACGACCTGTTCTGGGAATACAGAGCCATCACCAACAATTTGAACCGTCTCCCCCTCAAGGTGCCACAACCCGCTGACCGTCGAGACGCGGCTTGCAAGCGACCAAGAGTCGGCTTCCTGAACCGGAATAAGATCCGACCCAGGAATTTTCTTCGAGGGAGCAAGGATTGCGAAAGCCTCCACCTCAGTCGATGATGTATAAGTTGTGAATTCGAACAACCCACCAGCTGCCCGGATATGTTTGCCTACATCACCTGCGGAGAATACCGCAGCCCCGGCCACCATTGTAGCCGTGTCGCCTGACATAGTAATTGAAAGAGTTTCAGCCACCGTTGGCAATGTCGTTGCGAGGGAACTATCCATCGCCGGAAGGTCTTCAGGCGTTTTGATGTTTACGATTTCCATCCGCTCAACGGTGTTGATGAAACCGTTCCCTCGAGGTCGGCGAACGACCAAGTAGACATAATCGTAAACACCCTCACGAACAGCAGCCACGGCTTTGACTTCACCTCGGGTGTAGTGGTCTGACCAAGCATAGACATTCTGCTCTGGGATATAAGCGAGGGAAAGGAGCGTGCCATCCTGACGAACCGCCCAAACCGTGCGGGCTGTAGATTCTTGATAAGTCCACGCCAAGATAGGGTTGTCCGGCTCGAAGTAATGCGAGCTATAAAGCCCGACATCAAAGATTGAGTAGCTATAGGCCGCGTCACTCGGACGGAGGGCGTTTACACCGAGAGACTCGTTGCGGACATAAATGACGTTATCCCCGATACGGAGGGGGTTTACGTCATTCGCGCCGATGGATGTACGGGGCTCAGCCACAATAGTTGAGACAGTAACCACACCATCATTGCTCGCTCGAACCTGATAGACGTTGTTGTCCCCGAAGAGGAACAAACCAATCGGGGATTGGATCATGGATTTGATCGGGGTTAGCTGCGGCATTGCAAGCGCAACCTCAATCGAGTCATCGTCTGCCCCAAGGTCACTCACGTTAAGGTCTTCGTAAAGTCCCGGGCGGGTAAGGAACAACGAGGTGGGGAGGTTGGTTGTTCCAGCAAAAGCTCGACGGGATTGGAAGATTGCAGTGCAACGTGGATTGTTGCCTGGGCTCGGGCTGACGCGGACAGTTGCAGTTGCACCAGAACCCGAACCCGAGAAGGTGACGGTCGATGTGTCGAGGTAGCCTGTGCCGGGGTTCATAATCCGAACACCTGTAATAGCACCAGTCCGGGACACAATCGGGAACCCACGGAAATCTGAGCCGTCAGAGATCGAAACAGTTGTGTTATGCACGCCCCAGCCCGAACCACCTGCGGTGATTTCAATCTCAAGCACAGCCCCATCGGCGAATGGATTGTTTACCACTCGGGGGGTTTGAGTAAAGTCCGAGGTGATGTTTGTGTCGATAAAGGCTGTACCGTAGGATTTTCCGATATATCCCAGGTCCTGTGCACGAGTCAATGCTGTGCTAGAGTACAGGTAAAGGGAACGGTAAATTCGGTAGTATTTTGCGCCGGCGAGTTTATCCCAGGAAACTTCAACTTGGCCGGGAGTTGAGGTAATGTTGACTGCATTATTCAGGGCAAAGAGAAAGCCGACTTGGCCTTCCTGATCGTCGTAGTTAACCGGGGCTACTGCATAGATTGCGCCGGATGTGCCTGAAGCTGCGGTTGCATTTGTGTTGAGGGGGAACTCAGTGTAGCCAGAAAAGTCCGCAATATTCAGCGACCAAGAAGTTGCTCCAGCACGAATAAGTTTTCGGGGATCATGATTGACATGGGTGATATACACCTCGTCGCGAAATTGATCAAAGACGAGCTGATCAAGTTCATCGCTAGCGTATGGTGTAGCGATTGAATAAACTCGCTTGGCAGTGACTGTACCGTAGGTAGCCCCGAGGGAAGATGTATCAAGAACATTTCCAGCTGGGTCTTTGACAGTATAGGTTCCAGCTGTGGTGGAAATAACTTCATAGGTGTAGCTTGCAAATTCATCCCAGTCCCCTGTTTGCGTGAATTGAACAAGGTCGCCAATGGAAAACGGATGCCCAGCCTGGGAAATTACAGCCGGGTTTGCAAGAGAAATGGACGTGACTGCAGCGGCGGCCTCGGTGAGGTAAACCCCATCTTGGAGGAAGAACAACTTTTGGTTGGTGAACAGCAAGGCATAAGTGTTGCCCTGAAGTTTGTTGAACTCGAACGGCCAAAGACGGAAGTTAGTTTCATCCGCCAAGCTATAATCAAGGAACTCAAAAGAAGGACGCGTCCGTGCAGCCCCCCTGAAATCAATTACCCAATTCGTCCCTTGCGCCAGGCCGAGTTGATATTTCTCTAGGTCAGCTCGACCATAGAAATCCGGAGACAGCACACCGGACGAAAAGGCGTAAGTGATTTCAGTCGGCACTGTACTGAGCCCCCTGGAATACCCCACCTAGGGGGTAGTAGTAACGTGTTTGAACCATGCTGCCGGAAAATCCACGGGCGAGAAGTTCGCGGGGGATACTTTCCGCAGGCCGGTTTTGTTGAAACTGCGCGGAGGCTTGAGCCGATTGCAGATACCGGTTAGCCATGTTGATATTGCGTTCGATCTCAGCTCGCGAACAACCAAGGCCGGGTGCAATGTGCGCCGCAAGGCCATAGATGATTGCTTGCTTTTGGCCTGGGGACCAAGCATTCACGTTGTCCTGGTCGAATGTGTAAGTCAGCAGGGCTTTCGGATCATCGCAAACCAGCACGTTCCGAGAAGTTTCATTGTCCCAATAGACCTCAAAGCGGGCATACGTGGCCAGATATTGAGGGCGGAGATAGTCCGATGGCAGGGCATATTTGTACTTGTACGGATCTTTTGGGTCAGCTGCCGACCATTGAGTCGAAGCCGGATCACGCTGGGACAGAAGTGCCAAATATGCAGTTGTGGTATTGCCGGGCCAGAAGTTGGCTTCAGCTACCGTTTGGCGAACCAGCTCATACCACTGTTCGCACTCTTCCCTCTCGACGGAGTTTTCCGTGAGGGATGAAAGGCGGCCCCGCCCTTTAGCTGCTGACAGGGCCGCGTTCCATACTGCAACAGTCGCCGCAGTCATTTCTTACCCTCAGGTATCCAACGAGAGGGGAAGATTGGGCTGGGCGTCGTCTTCGTCGACATCAGCCTCTTCTTCAGCTTCCGGGATTTTGGCAGACTTGGGGGGTTTGCCCCACTTGTCCGGCCACTCCATCAGACCGCGCGGATGCATGATGGAGTTTTTATCCAGGAAGGGGCGGGTGAGTTCGATTTGCATCAGTTCTGCCCCTGCGGATATGCACGCCACTTGTGCGGGGTTTCGGTCAGGAATGCGTTCACATTCGCGGTGGTGACAGTGCCGGACAGGACAGCCTGAACGCCGAGGTACTGTTCATAATCGGGATCCGCCGAGGGCAGAGCGATTGTGAAGTTGTAACCTGCGACGAGGTCGGCGATCGCGGTGGGCTGGCTCGCCCAATGGATCGACTGAGCCCCACCGGTGTCGATTGCGGAGGTCGAGTCACTGGCCAGCTGGAAAGTGACAGTGCCCGCACCGGCAAAGTTGTTGACGCACTGGACGACGAGATAAAGCGTGTTGCCTGTCCCGATGTCCTTCACCTGGGAGCCCAGATCGACCACATCGGTCAGGTTGTAGGTCCCGGCGACTGCGGCAATGTCAGCATTGTCCGCAAATTCAAGGGTTTTGTCCATGATCATTTTGTGATCTCCTTAGACTACGCGGGCTTCATCGACAGCCAGGCTGTCACAGCGACGCAGGGGGATTTCCTGGAACGTCGGGGATTTGCCACCGCCGTCATTTGCGACCGTCAGGGGCGAATTGGAAACCCGGTTTTCCATCTGCTGGCGAACCTTGGTGCGGACATCGCGGCTCATGTAGAAACCGCAACGGCGCAGTTCACTGGTTTCGGCGCCGGACGGCAGGCGCTCGAGGGCTTCGAACATCAGCTGGATCAGGTTGGCCCCGGTCGAAGCATCGGGCGACAGCAGGCTGTAGTCGATGTTTGCGATCCGAACCACATAGCGCCAATCCTTCACACGCAGACCTGCGTGCTGGGAGAAGTGCGAGCGGTAGCCTTCCATGCGGCCATTGTTCCCATCGATGTTTTCGATGGTCACCTGACCTTTGTCCGAGAACTGGACGCCGGCAACCGAATGTTTCGGGTAAATCCCGCAGACGGTTTTCTTGCCCCAGCACACAAGCCAGATGGAGCGGTTGTCCGAGCCGGTGCCGCCTGCATCGATGATGTTGTCCTGACCGTTCGGTGTGGACAGATCACTGAAGCGGGGGGCCAGGCCCATGAACTTTTCCGGGTTCGTTGCGGTGTTGCCGTAGAACAGGGTTGAGGCGAGATCCTGTGCCATCCCTTCGATGTGAGCCGTGGCTTCATCGAAACGGAACTGAGCGGTGTTGCCTTGCAGATCGGCTTCTGCTTTGTCGACCTCGGAATAGGCTTCCATCATGCCGCAGTCTTCGGTCACCTGGGTGCGGGTCGATTTGGTCGGCTGGACGCCGCCGTACAGTTTGCGCCAGGTGGGGGCCGGAATACCGGTGCGGACGGAGTGACGGTCACCGGTGATGAGGTTGCCCTCGTCCCAGATCATGTCAGCCATCATTTCTTCGGTCGTGTTGAGGATTTCGACGATCGGAATGATCTGACCGGTTTCATCCACCGCTCGGGCTACATCAAGCAGCGTCGGACGGGCATTCGAGAGAACAGGCACTGTTTATCTCCTAGTTTGGGGAAGTCCCGCCGAACAACGCTTGCGCGGCGGATTTTTCGGTTTGTTGAGAGTTGCCCTGAGCAGGGGTTCCCTCAGTTGGAATAAGGGCCGCAATGGCATGGACAAACTTGACCATGTGAACATTGTTGCCTACACCGGTCAGGTCGAAGACTTGAAGCAGCTCCTCTCCCCCATACCGTTTGACGGTTTCCTTCACCTCGCCCAGAATGCGTTCGGAGTTTTCTCCCCCCACAGTCGGATCGGCTTTGGTTTCGGCAACCCACTCGTCCATGGTTGCGCGGAATTGATCCTCACTCTCCGTTGCGGTAGCAGCGAGATTTTCAATGTAGTCCGCGACCACGATCTTCATGAACTCCTCTTTCGAGGTGGCGGAATTTGCCACTTCAAGAAAGGCGTTCACTTCATCCTCGGGGAAATCAACCCCCTCAGGAAGTTCAATGTCGGAGAACGCTGCGGAGGTCAGCTCAGCTTCCCAGGGATGGGGGTCACTGGTTTCCTCGGTCGTCTCCGTTGTTTCTTCGGTTCCAGTTTCAGTCGACTCTTCCGAAGTCCCAGTTTCGGAAGTTTCAGTTGTCTCAGTCGACTGTTCGGTAGTCGTATCATCAGAGGTTTCGACGGTCATGATTCCCTCGGGGTTTTGGCGTCTTCGATGATTTCCTGACGCCGTTGCATTTCCTCGTTGTACTCCCGGGTCATCACGCCGAAAGCTTCAGGATGATGGACGATGAGGTATTGGAGAAGTCCGTTTCCAACATCTCGCCGCCCGGCGGATCGTATCATTTGCTCGGGGTCGACAGGAAGGTAGGATAGAACCTCACATTGATCGAGCAAGTTGTATAAAAAGCGGCGGCCCGACTCGCATCCCAAAAGAAGGGCCACCGCCTCGGCGCGCAGATTTTCGTCCTGGAGCTGGAACTTTTTCTGCTGCCGCCGAACTCGGTTATTAGCTGTCATGATATACCCTTTTCAGATTTATGCCACCGACATAACCCGAATACGTACCTCCACACTGGTCGAAGCACTGCCGCCGAGGACAGCACGGATGAAGGGGGCCACGGTTCCAAAGTCGATCAGGCCGTCCCCAGAAAGCGTTGCATCATTGCCGAATACATCTTTCAAGGTGAAATAGTTGGTACCGTCCAGCGACCCCTGAAGGGTAAGGTCATCACCGAAAGTGGACGCAACGCCAACGGCCTGAAGGGTGCCGTAGACTTTCCCCAGGGTAAGCGGGGCGGTTTGATCACCTGCGGCCAGGTTTGTGTCGGTTACCTGAACTCCGAGGACATCCCCGGAAGGGGCCAGTTCTACAATTGCCATGTTAGCCTCCTAGCAACATTTGTGCAGCTTCAGCCCCGCCGCCAACATCGACACTCGCGAGTTGGGCAGCACCTTGGGCCAGTTCCTTGCCAATAACGGCAGCCTCACGCTGAGCCGTCATATCTTCTTCTGCGGATAGCTGGGCTTGGACTTCCTCTTCCGAGCGCAAGCCATCTGCGGTGATGTTCAGGCGGCGGCCATAGTCGCGGATAAGAGCGACAAAATCGACAGCTGCAAGAACTTTCGGGTCGATCGCGGCCACATCACCAACCACCTGGAGGAAGCGTTCGGTCGTGACAGTGCCCACGGCCTGTTGTGCGTCCGAAAGAATGCTGACGTAGCGGACTTCGATATCAGCCTCTTCCAGATCTTGCGGCGGAGTAGGCAACAATCCTTTGCGGCGCATGATCCCATAGACTCGGCGGATGATCGGATCGAGAGCCTCATTTTCAAACCGGTTCAGCACCGGCCCCATAAGGACGAGTTTCTCTTCCCGGCGCGCATCGATCTCTGTAGCTGAGCGAACCGTGTCGAGATTGGAGATCATACGGAACAGATCGTTGTGGCAAATCTCAGCAATCCGGCCTCGAAGTTCGGAGCGGTTTTGATCCAACTCGTGGAAGGGGAATTGCCCAGCCGAGATCAAGGGTTTTGCGCCGAAGCTTGCGCCAGGGGGTGCGTAGTTCCGGGCCCCTGGTAGCATGGATGTATCAGCCCCATTCATGAAGGACTCGAACAGCATCGGGGGGTCGACCGATTTATCCAGGGCTTGGGCCCGGCGAAGGGTTTCATGCTGGAGTTGGATGATCTCCGGCAGAGCTTTGGTGCCAGGACCGGTTCCGTAGTTGTCCTGACCAGTAACTTCCCAGCGAGGGAAAACGCCCTGAGGTTCGGTGTAGCCCGAAACTGAGAGCATCTTGCCTGCGTTCATATTGGTTTCCCAATAGAACTCGCGAGAGGCGAAGGTAGAGGAGATGGATTCTTCCCGGCCTTGGTCGTTGGGCTCGATCAGGTGAGTGACGAGAACTTTGTGGTGTAGGGCTTTGCCGCCACGTTTGGCTTTCTCCTGCAGCGGGGGTGAGAGGTTTTCGATGCCAAAGCGCTCAACGAGCTGACGAACCGTGAAGACGATCTGGCGGCCGAAGGTGTTGACAATGCCTCGGGCGTCGGTCCCGATACGGAACTCCCCTACAGGGGAATTGTAGAACCGGAAAATACTGTCGTAATCTTCGTAGATCAGCATTGCGCCGGTACCAAATCCGCACAGGTCGGTGTAGAGCATAGCCATTGAGGAGTAAAAGTTGGTGCCAGCTAGCGCGAGTAGCATCCGGCGTTCGCATTCCTCAAAGTAAAGCTGATGATCCTTCGGCGGAACGTAGTCCTTAGCCACCCCAGCTTGCCCAAGGCGGAGCCATTGCCGGGCGGGGGAAGTAATCCCGTCCAACATGCCCGCAGCCAGGGTCATAATGGCAACGGTTCCAGCTGGGTCGAGGATAAATTCAGACCGAGCACGAGCGGATCGGGACTGGTTGGCGATCATCGCCCCGCCAAGACTGCCGGATTTCAGCCACTCATACCGTCGGGGGAGGAGATAGTTTGCCAGCTCGCGAAGATGCGGTTCATGCTGGCGAAACTCGTCGTCCAACGCCCCATATGTACCTTTCAACCGCTGAAAGGCTTCAGGGGAGTAGAGTTGTTTCACGATCCACCCCCGACAAGGCTACGGCGCGGAGTTGTCACGCGAGAAGAAAGGCCCGAGGACGAAGTTGCCACGCCTGGAAGTTTGAACCGGCGGGATCGGCCTGGAGTTTCGGAACCTTGAGGAGATAGTGCCGGGGGAGTTGGAGGAAGGGGTTCTGGCATCTCAGGGAACGCCGGAATTTTCGGCATTTTGGGCCGCTTGATGGGGTTTTGCCACCAGTCAGCCGGGTCTTTGATGTAATCCCAGGCCTTTTTAAAGGCACGTCCAGCCCCCTTGAAGGCTTTGCTAATGCCGCTGAAGAGTCCCATAGATATTCTCCGTGGTTAGAGGGTTGTAGTTCTCCGGTTTGCGAGGAATCCGGGGAGCTAAGTTCGGCTCTGGGGTTGCAAAAGTCAGAGCGTAGGCGTCGGTAAGGTCGGGTGAGAAGCCTTCCCGGTTCTTGTAGATGTCTTTCGGCTCGAGCATAATTGCGTCATCTTTGAGCCGGTGGGTGTAGCGGAGCGGTTTGGCCTCGTCAAGGAATTGATGTTCGCTATTTGGGACAACAGGATGGACCGCGCCGAAGACTAGCCATTCGCGGAGGGCGCCGTAGATTTCAGACCGAGTGTTGCCGTAGCGGACGTGGGGCTCGGAGGTTAGGCCTTTCGGTTTGGACTGGAATTGAACGTCCACGACCGGAATTTTAAGCTGACGAAGGCGATCAACTACCCCACCGCCAACGCCTGTACCATCGACACAAACCACAGCGGCGCCACAAGCGTTGAACTGAAGGACAATTGTCTCTGCCAGGGTCATCGTGTCGGTTTTGTAAGGTAGGATTATCGGCGGAATTGAGCGCATATCCCGGCCTCGGCGAGCTACAATTATCGAGCGGTCGTCGCCGAAGCGGGCCACGTCTACGCCTAGGATGATTGCACGTTCTTCCATCCCAAGGGGGATGTTTCGCCGCTGAGCCGCCTCGATTACCTCAACAGAGAAGAAGGATTGAGCGGACTGACGAGGGAACATCCCCTTGACGCGGACCCGGAAGAAGTCTGAGTCTTCCCCGTAGTCTTCTTCCCACTGCCCAATTTTGCGCTTGTTGGTTCGGCGGACTGAGCGGGAGTCAACGCAATAGTTATGCCACCGCTTTTCAAACTTACCTCCGGGGAAGCAGTCGCGAAATCGAAGATCGTCTCGGGTGGGGTTACCGAAGACAGCCCAGATGATTTCCGTATCTTCATCGGTCAAGGTCCCTTCGGTGGTTTCCCAGATCAGATCAGGGATACCGGAAGCTTCGTCAAAGACTACAAGGATGCGTTTGCCGTGGTTGTGAAGACCGGCGAAGGCCTCGAGGTTTTTCTCCGACCAAGGAACAATGTCAACCCGCCACTCGTTTTTGTGGTCTTTGTCCAGGGCAAACAAAGCCGTAGCTGTTACCTTGAACATATCCTTGGCGATGAACAACCGGTGCCACTTTGCAATCTCAACCCAGGTCTTGGTTTTCAGCTGGTTCTCAGTGTTGGCGGTTACGACGCCTCGAGTGCCGGGGAAGGTCGAGAAAGCCCACCAGACGATCCAGGCCACAAAGGCGGATTTGCCGATCCCGTGGCCCGAGGCAACTGCGATTAGCAAGGCCTCTTCAACTGAGATAATGTTATCCCGGATCAGGATTAGGAGTTCTTTTTGCCAGTCCTCCGGCCCCTGTTCCTTGGCCAAGTCTGTCCCTGGAACTCCCCAAGGAAAAGCCCACATCACAAACCCGTAAGGGTCATAGGCGAAGGAGCCTAGTTCCTCGAGTAGTTCCAGTTCTAGATTTTCAGTCATCCGGGTTGATCTCCACGATGTTGCCCTCGATCAGGGGAGGCTCAACCTGCATCCGGGCCAGCTTTGCCCGCTCACGGGCCTCGGCCAACCGCTTACCCATATCAACCGTGACAGTTTGATTGATATTGGTTTGCTTCCCGTGGCCAGTCCGGTCGAGGGTTAGCTCAACGATTTTGGTCAGTTCCCCGGTTGAAATTTCATCAGGGTCCTCTTCGAGGCGGTCTCGGATTTCGTTGATCGCATCCGTGCCCAGCCCGGTCAGGTTTTCCAGAACCGTAGCCGCCTGTTCCTGAACCTCGCCTTTGTAGAACTCAAGCAGGTTTTTGAACGCGGGAGAATTGGCGATGATGCTAACTCGAGCTTGAGTGTAGCCGACCAGGATCGAAGCCTCTTTCTGGGTCGTGCCAGAGGCAAGCAGCCGGGCCAACATATGATGGCGCTGGGAGAGCTTTTTCAGGTCTGGCGCAGGACAATCCCGCTCAGCTGCAATAAAGCCGAGATCGGCCTGAGTCAAATCCCGCTCATAAGTCACAACATCCAAGTTGGGCTGCTTCCCTGCGCCGAGGTTCAGCGGGAAATCAAATCCGTCTTCCATCAGTCTGCCCTCCAGTTTCGCGCGCACCTGTATCGCGTCCAAGGTAGCTCCACCGGGCCGAGCGGCAAAGCGGGATTTTCAATTGCATATGGGTTTGAGCCATACCAGGTTCAAAATCGATATTTCGGGGAGTAAGGGGGTCTTAGTCCTGCGGCGGCGGGGGTGGCGGCGAAAGGGGGGTGGGTGTTTTGCCAATCAGGGGGTGGGGGGTCGAAAAACCGTACAGATTTGTATCGCTCCCAGGGTGCAATCCTTGCCAAATCTTTTTCAAAAAACCTGCACTTTTTCTGATTTAGGGGGTTGCAATCCGAGAAGGATTGCTTATCTTAGACTCATCGAAACGGCGCGGTGCCGAGTCGACTAACAAAAGGGTAAAGACTATGGAAACGTTTAATGCAGAACTGAATATCCAAGCCGTCCTTGGCGTGACTTCGCGGGAGCAAACGGTGGAGATTGATCTCACCAAACTGTCGGACGAAATCTTGGCACAGGCTATCATCCACGGGCTCACGCAAAAGATTGCGGACGCCGCAGCCGGGGCTAAGAAACTGTCCGAGGCGGAGGATGAAACGCGGAGTGTGGATGAGATCACGTATGACCTGATGTCCAAGGTGGTAACTCAACTGACCAACGGTGACTGGGGCCGGACTCGTGGCGCGGCAAGCGGTCTGCCGGCATGGTGGAACGAGGCTCGTGCGGCGGTGCGTGATACCGTCAAGAAACTCGACGCGGCCAAGTACAAGGCCGCAACGCAGGCTGAACGTGACGCCATGGTGGATGCACACCTTGAAGGTTTGGATGAAGCCAAGCGCGCCACGGTTGAGAAGGTCGCCAAATCCCGCCTCGAGATGAAGAAGCAAATGGCAGCCCTGAAAGTCTAAACAGGGATGGGTTGGGGAGCCGGTATGGTTCCCCGGCCTACCATGCAAGCACAATCAACCAGAACGCTGTTTCCCTGTTTTTTGCAATTTACCCGTGCCGCGAAAAGCCGACGGGTTGGGGCCGAGGTGGTATGGTTGTGCCCCTTTTGGGAAGGACCATACCGGCTGGGTTTGGGGTGTTTCTTTCAGGCTTGTTGAAATGGCTGTTTATATATAGTCCTTTTTAACCATTACTACAAAGAACCCCACCTCAACCTTAAGCAACCTCCCAAGCCTCACGCTTAGCAAGCCTCATGCCCAATCGGGCGGCTTTTGGTGGCACCCCCAATTGACCAAAAACAGGGATACAGGATTCTACTTGAACTTGCTTGGATTGCAGAGAGCAAAGCCATACCGGCTCACCAACCATATTGACAAAACCCGCGAATTGTGGGATAATAGGGGAATGTGGCAGCCTCGGAAAGGCCCGAAAAGCTTCCCTTTAACACTGAGAGAAATGACATGCTTACAATTAAAACTCACTTCGAAAATGGCTCCGCCAAGGTAATGATCTCCGCCTTCAGTGAAGATGAGGGTGTGTTGACCAATATGCGCCTTGATATTTCCGATATGCTAGACCGTGAGATTGAAAAGGCACTCGCAGTCTTTATCAGGGATGCAGGACCGGAACGCCTTACACAAGACCGGGAAGAGGTCAGTGATGGGATTTCGTTTCTAGTCGGAGGAATGCGGAAAGTTCGCGAAGCGCGCCAAATCGATATAAACGCAGCCTTCCCGGCCCCGTCGATTTGCATTTTCCTTGACGAGGAATAAAACTCAGGGAGGGGCAACCCTCCCTCAATACCCGCTGGGAAAGGGAAATAAATGCTAATCCTGAATGCTTATGTGAAGCCCGAGACTGAGTTTGTCTTGTTCGTGGCGGTTTGCCCTGAACTCGGCATTGCAACCAGTCTTCGGGCCAATCTTTTCAACCGTACCTCGCTTGATGTGGGGGAGCAACTTGCAAGGTTTGTGGAATTTGCCGGGGATGAAGAGCTGAATACGCCCCACATTCAACAGAAACTGAGAAACTTTATCTCCGTGGTTTTTCAGCAGATTGATCAAAGCAAAGCGGGAAACTACGCGGACAGCTCCTCCCTAACCGCAGGCCCATGCATCCTGGAAAGGGAATAAACTATGACTCAGCTTTGGGACACTTCCCCCGAATTCCTGCTATCCCACATCTACTACAATGTGGAGTTGGAAGCATACCTTGTAACCGCAGTTATTCCGGCTAAGCTTGCAACATACTCAGCCGTCATCCGCCGGGATGGGGATGATGAGCAAGCTCTGATGAGCAAGCTCGTTGGCTTTTACGGCGAACTCAGGGAAGGCCTTCTTGACCCGGAAGATTGGGATACCCTTCTCAATACCACAGTCACCGAGATGATCACCTTCGCCGAGAATAATCACGCCGACGCCTTTACTTCCCTGACAATCCCGCTTTGACCATGCAGTACCTTGACAAGGCCCGGCAACGGAAGAATAGTCGAAACGCCTTCGGGCGTCTGCAAGCATAGCCACCTTGCACTGATGAGACAGGCTAACAAAAGGACAAGTCGAATGAAAAATTTCGTTTTCACCTACATCGGCAAGGAGGGGGAAACCGCTGAGTTTTTCCACGTTGCCTTTGTGGATACTGCCACAGGGGAGTCAGGCTCTACCCGTTACCCTTACACCCAAGCCCTTTCAGACTACGCTCCAGCCCTTCAGTGGATGGCGCTTATATGCGGGTTCAAGGGAACTCTCCCGACCCCCGAGCTTTTCTTCGGGAGTTACAACGGGGTGAACCCCAACCTCACCGCAGCGGAAACTGGGGCGGGCGACGTTGTTGTCCTCCACAAAATCGATGCCAAATTTCAAGGCCTTGCGGCTCTCATGAACCAGCCCGAAGAACTCGCAACTTCCCAGGGGCTATACAAATCCGTCACCGGGGAAACTTTTCAGCCTGAAGAGATGTACGGGATGTATGACCCCAAGTTTACAGAGGGCTATCAGATTATGCGAATGGTCGATGTCCTCACAGGGTTTGGCGCGGAATACGATCAGCTGGAACTCGACCTTTCGTTTTCCGGCTACATCGGCTTTTTCGGTGAAGAAAGCCGCGCCAAAATCCACGAAGGGCTGGCAGGCATCTGCAAAAAGATGCTGCCCGCCGAAATCGTTCCCCCCTTCATCAACTAAGGATAAGTCAGATGTATCCCAACATGCTTCACTTCAGCAATATCAATGGCTACATGGATGGCGCTCCGACGCACATCACCTACACCATTCATGACCCCATTTCAGGGGAAATCAAGTGGAACCGGTTCGAGTTCTCCCCCGAATATTCCTGCCTTTATCAGCCCATTGAATGGGGGCTGGTCATGGTCAATATTCATCATGGTGAGGTAGCCGGCGACCCGTATGACGTGCTCAACCTGATTTTGCCTGAGTCTCTTTGGGAACAGGAACTGCCCACGTTCAAGGCGGGCAACAGCTTCCGGTTCAGCCCTCTCCCCGATATGGTGCGGAACCACAATATACTGATGGCTCAGCCGCCGATGAAATTGGAAGGAAACCTCATCACCAATATTCGCGGCGAGCAAGAAGAACTTAACCCGGAGATGATGGAACAGTTCCCGACCGAGGAAATACTCCTTCAGATTTCCCGCCTGTGTGAAATTCTTCACTTCGCAGGGTATGACGCGAAAGACCTCATCGACCAGATCACCAAGAAAAACGAGACAATCTTCAGCCTGGCTGATGCCCTCGGTATCGCTGAGGAGGAGCCGCCGAAGGCTGAAGCCGTCTTCGAGGATCTGAAAACCTTCGCCCGCGAGCACGTCGCCGAAATCTACCACCCCGACTTCCTCTAATTCCCGAGCGCTGGCCGGGAATAGCTGGGGGAGAGGCTGGAAACTTTCCCCCAGCGCCAAACACAAACGAGGGCATCATGCTGAACAAAACCATTAAAACTCAAATGGACAAACTCGTCCGTATCTACACCAAGGACACAGGGAAGCCTGAATGGGGCGAGCGGTTGCGCGTTTTCACTGTCTTCGAGGCAGAGCAAATCATCGATTGGGTTACCCAGGGCATCAAGCCCACTCTCCCCTCAGTCTTCAATGTTGTCATAGGCAAAGCTGAGCCGGGCAACTTTTCAAGTAGCCGCGAGTCTCTCGTTTACGATTTCTTCTCCAGCTCCGCCCCGATCGATTGTTGGGGCACGCCTGAAATCTTAGCTCTCTGGAAACAGGTCCGTCAGGGATAAGCGAAACGGCCCTAGGCCGTCTGTCGGATTTAGGCCCCCGACACTGATGAGCAAGCCTACCTAACAAGGAACAACGAAATGAAAAAGATCAAGTCAACTCGCCGCGCTGGCCGTAAAGGCTCGACCAACCGCCGCATCATCATCAGCAAGTATGTGATGGAAAACGGCCGCCGGGTGCTGAAAGAATACCACGCCACCAAAGGCTGGCGCAAGTATCGGGCGGTGTAAGGTCATGAAAAAAGCTGACCTTTTAAAACTAATCGACCAGTCCATCGCCCATTGGGAGGAAAACGCAAAAGTTAATCCTGACACCTTTAGCACAGGTGCGGAAGATTGCGCTCTTTGCGGCTATTTCAGGTTTCGGCCAGACAAAACTATGTGCAAGGGCTGCCCTATTGAGGCGCAAACCAAACAGCCCTATTGCCGAGACACCCCCTATTCCTCCATCGTCAACTTTGTCGAGCATGACAAATTCGACTGGACAAACCAGGACGACCTCGACTCGCTCAAAGCGTTCTGCGTCCTCGAGCTTACCTTCCTCCGCAAGGTGCGTCAAGGGGCAGAGGACCGGCCCGATGAGTAAATCCGCCCTGCTGAAATCCATCGCTCACTGGAAGAAAAACACCGAGGCACTCCACCCGGACGATGCAAGCACCTCGGCACTGGCTTGCGCTCTTTGCACTCAGTATGCTCTTAACCAGGCCGAGGGTAGATCGTGTCAAAAATGCCCGGTGGCCAAGTTTGCAAAAGAAGTGGGATGTCTAAACACTCCCTACGCCTATGCTGCCCAGGCTTTGAGTTTTTGGGTGAGCCACCCTTCCTGCGAAGAGAGAAAAGAGCGCTTCATCGCTGCCGCCAAAAGGGAATACCGCTTCCTGAAAAAAGTCTACGAGGAGACCTACGGTGACACTTGAAGCCCTCAATCACTCCATCGCGCATTGGGAAAAGAATGCCCAGGCGTTGGACCCGATCGAAGCTAGCCTTCGTGCCCGTGATTGCGCTTTGTGTAGACTTTATCGCGTGCCTAAGCGAAGCTGCAAAAAGGCGATGAATGCATGCCAAGGCTGTCCTATTATGAAAACCACAGGAGTTAATATCTGCCTTGCAACACCCTACATCAAGGCAAACTTTGCCTATGAAAACTGGTGCACAGAAGAAACCGAAGAGGCTCGCGCCGCGTTCCAAGCCGCTTGCCAAGACGAAATTGACTTCCTGAAAAAGGTGCGACATGAACACTACAACGTTTGAAAACCCTGACATTTTCTGGCAGCTGGTCTTTGCACCAATCACAGGGGGCCTGATCATCATCGCTTTGTTCTTCCTGTTCCTCTTCGCCTTCCTCTTTTACATCGAGGCAAAAGCACGGATCAGGAAGTGGAGAAACAAATGAACAAGACAGAAAGAAAATCCAGTGTGTATTTTCTCACTGAAATAATATATAATCCTGCGGGATACTCGGAAAGCTCCGTCATTACAGTTTTTAATGGACTCCCCTCCGTTGAGGTTCTCGCGCCTTTTATCGACGGCCTCCCCTCCCATATGGGGAAAGCTTTGGCGCACATAATTGAGCTTAAAACTGCAGGAGAAACTGACATCAACAATTGTCTGAGCTACGAGCTAAAAGCAGTAGAATTCGGCAAAGATTTAAGGAAGGGAAAATGACCAAAACCACCACAACCTACGTAAGCAGCCCGTACAACAGCACCCCCTTTTCGAGCTGTTGCAACGTTGCATCCCTCCACGGAGTTTGCGCCGAATGTGGGGCTGAGGTCACCTACCACGACGATGGACTTTCAGCGCGCCGCAGAGAAGTCCCTCCCGGCCATTGCCTCATGTGCGGCAAGCACCGCGACAAATGTAACTGCTAAGGAGCCTACCATGCATCCCCGTTATCAGCTTTTCCGTGTCCACGAAACTCACTATGAGATCATGCTCGAGGACAAAACCGATTTCAGCGGCACCCCGGAGCAGTGCTGCCGAAATCTCACCGCAAACCTCAACATCCAAAACGAGGCCATCCACCATGTCAAACGGCGAAACAAAACTCTCTGGCGCGTTGCAATCGTCCAAGCCACAGCCCTCGCCCTCTACGCAGTCAGTGACCTCCTCGGACTGGTGTAGAGAGTGTAACGGAACAGGCACTCTGGCAACCTGGGAATACACCGGCCACGGCTACGAGCAAAAGCGAGTCTACGGCCCCTGCCACGTTTGCAACGGAACCGGCTCCCGCTACCACATCACAAGGAAATAAACCATGAACATCCCACAGCGTCTTCAGCACATCATCAACACCCTCGAGGGGAAGTACCAGACCCGCAAGTTCCACGCCTACGTTCATGTGAGTGAGGAGGGTATCCATTGGTTCACCTGCTCTTTTACCGCTGTTTCTACCCAGGACGCAGACGAGTTTCGCGAAATTATGCGTTTGTCCCATCCCGTTGACAACGGTTCAAAAGACCTCCACTTTTACAAAAAAGCGGAAGAGGGGGACGAGGACTTCCTCCGCCGGATCACCAAAGAAATCTCAGGTTTCTTCGATGAAGATACAGCCCAAAAAATCCTCGACAAGCAAAAGGTAGCCAAAGCGGTCGAAGACCTCAAACCCTACATGGCTGATCCGATCATGGCCCAGCTCACCGATGCCCTGACTGAGGCCGGGATGCTCGCTCTACCCTCCCCCAAGGCTGAAGAAGAAGGACTCCCGTTCTAATGAAACTTTCCCTCGATGGCCAGTATGAAACAATCACTGGCGTTCCCGTCACCCTCAAAGAAACCGTCCAGATAGGCAAAATTACCTACTTCGCTGGTTGGGTATTATCCCCAGGCTATGATATGACCGAGGACATAACCAGGGTAACAGTAGTTCTTTGGAGCGAAAACGGCTACCCCTCCACAGGTGAACAAAAGTTCCATCTTCGCCTCCGCCCACTCGACCTAGACCTCACAGTCGCCCATCTTCCCGGAACCAGTGATGCCAAAATCATCACCGAAAAGGATGTAAAATTCTTCAAAGATCAGGGGTTCCGGATCATCAAACTCAACACCAAAGACGGAGTAGAACTGTAATGGACATCCAAGAGTTCTTTAAAGCTGTAAAGGAACTTTCCGATGCAGCTGACGAAGCCTTATCCCTTAAACAGGGGTCAGTGCTCCCCCATCTCCACCGCGCAGTTTCCGAGAGAAACCTCAAAGAAACTGCCACACAACTTGAAAAAGAAGTGCCCAGTCTTCTCGCCCGCTCAGACAAAGCCCCTGAAAGTGAGCGCGAGCACTGGATAGCACTATCCCGTACAGCTGACAGTTTGTCAAACCACGCCAAACATCTGATGAAATGGGGACATCCTCAAAAACCCTCAACGCGGGTCTTCCTCCAAGGCAGCTTCCAAACCAAGTCCGGCCTGCCTGTTGAACTTCTCCGGGAAGTTTGCCTCAACGGAACAACTCACTTTATCGGATATATCCAAATCAAGGATAACGACATCAGGGCTGAAAGCTGGAACATTGACGGTCTCCCTAGATCGGCCAATCCTCATTGGGAGCTGGAAGAATGCCTCCCCGACAGGCCTGTTCTGATAGCCTACAACCGAGTCACCGGCAAGTGTGAGCTCCTTGAGGATGATACTATGTTGTGGGATCGAGACCCGAAAGAGTGGGTACTCACCTTCAACCTCAAAGAAGGGAAATTGATGTAATGAGCAACTACGCTCAAGAGGACAAGGTTCTCCGTGCTGCTATGCAGGCGGGCGAGCCTATCCTCGTCCAATTCAAAACCGCAAACGAGGCGCTCCAGTTCCGCTTTCGGTGCAACAAATACCGAAAAGACCTGCGCAAACTCGACGCCCCGCAAGCCGAAATCATGGGCCGTGTCCCTACCTCCCCGTTCGATCAGATCAAAATCACCTTCCACGAACCGACCGAAACCCGAGGTCGAAACAAGGTCGGCCCGGTTTTGAAGTTCGAACCCCACGGCACCGAGATCGTAGGCATCACTACAATGAACGGAGAAGAGCTTGCCCTCCCCGAAGAAACCACAGCCCCCCTCACCCCGATCGACCTCTTCGAGTACTCCGCCGAAGACTTCAACCTCGATCCAGGGGACATTCTTGCTGAGGGACCTGGCAAGGACGGCCTCTTTGGCGATTAAGGCAGCTGCAACTGGCGCAATTCTGTTAATCTTCTTCGCCGTCTGCATCTACCTTGCCTCCTCAGCCATCAACGTGGTGTTCTAATGCTGGCCGACGGCGAAAAAACAGTCCTTGACGAGGATGGCCCATCCCATTTTGCCTCCGCAAATTCATACGCCATTCCCATCTGGCATATGTATTTCGAGGAAGACGGAACCATCAGCTTGTGGAAGACCGAACTCGGCCTGCGCAAGTTCAAACTCAGGGACAAACCTGAAACCATTCTGAAATATATCGAGGACAACAATGCCCCACCTCCCGCCCCGCCCGTTCGCAAACGTCCCTCCGTCGACCTCGACATCAGTGCAAGACTATCGCGTCTTAAGCTCTGATCAAGCTTCCGACCTTCTCGAGGAACTTCTCGTAACCTCTGCCGATAGCCTCGAAACCTTCAAAGCTATCGCATCCCTCAACCCCGATGAAAAGCTGGACCCCTATATCCAGGCCGTCATCTCCGCAACCCAAACCCTGCTCGATAAACTGGAGACTTAAAATGTCAACCCCCTTCTCAACAATCCTCCAACTCCAAGCTTTAGAGGCAATCTGCGGCAACATAGAGGGGCGGATGCAATACATGCACACCCTCCAAAATCTAATCAAGGAGGGGCACGTCCCCAGTGAATTGCTGGAGCATGAGCAAGAAATCATCTTCCGTATGCACCTCCAGTTCACCACCCAACTCGAGCACTTCCAGAAAACCTTCGGCCCTGACAACCCAATCTGGGCCAAGTCTGTCAACCGTATCCTGGCCCGCAAAGAGGCCGCTTATCCTTCCACGGAGCTGAAAGCATGAAACTCACTGCCGAACAAGAACTCTGCATCGATGCCGTCAAAGAAACCTCAGACAATCTTTGCATCGAAGCCCGAGCGGGCTGCGCCAAAACCACAACCCTCGTCGAGATGACAAACGTTGCTAAAGGCGGCGGCGTCGTCCTCGCCTTCAACAAGGACATCGCAACCGAGGTTGCTCAAAAAATCTCCAACGGTTTTGTCGCCAAGACCCTGCACTCCCTCGGCTTCTCCGCCCTCCGCAACACCTTCCGTTGCCGGTTCAGCCTCAACAAAAACAAGATGCTCCAGATTTTCAAAGAAGACTTCATCCCCGAATATGCTTACGGCGATGAGGAAGAAGAGAAGAAACTTTGGGAATACTGGCCCGACATTAAAAATCTTTGCGGGGCAATCAAATCCGCAGGCCACATCCCGGACGGGACCAAAGGAACCTGGCGCAACTACGCGAGCCTTGAAAGTATTCTCGAATCCTTCCCCCAGGAACTCGACGATGTAGTGATCGAGATCAGTCTCAAGATGATCAAAGTCTCCCTCGAGGACGCACTCGAAGGCAACATCGACTTTGACGATATGATCTATGTCGCCGCCTGCCACAAGTCCGTGTCCTGGGAAACCTTCAATAACGTTTTCGTGGATGAGTCCCAAGACCTTTCACCCCTGAACCACATCATCCTCCGCAAGGTTCTCGGGCGCAAAGGCCGGCTCATTGCAGTCGGTGATCCATGCCAGGCAATCTACGGTTTCCGTGGGGCTGACACTGAGTCCATGGCAAACATGGTCAAGATGTTTGAGATGAAAACTCTCTACCTGACTGTTTGTTTCCGCTGCCCGACCAAAGTCATCGAGGCCGCTCGGTGGCGTGCGCCCGATATGATCTGGCCCGAGGGCACCAAGGAAGGTTTCGTCAATGGTTTTGCCGATTGGGACTCGTCTAACATCGATCCCGGTGCAGCTATCATCTGTCGCTACAACGCCCCCTTGTTTCCGATCGCAATCGATCTCCTGAAACAACGCATCGGGGTAAAGCTATCCGCGCCCGAACTCCTCACCGACATCAGCAAGGTGATGAAAACCTTCGGCCGCAACACCGCCAAGTCCGAAG